AATCAGCTACAAATAATTTATCAAAAGAAGCAGCTACTGAATCTATTTCGACAATTTTATCTTTAAACCCACTTCTATTAACTTGACTCGGAGTCCAAATGGGTATTTTTCTTTCTTGTGCTAGTCCTCTTAAATTTGCATATAAATCAGCTAATATTGCGTGTTCTTCTCTATTATTTGCTGTAGTATGTTTTAATAAATCACCGTAATCTATTAATACTAAATCAGGATCAATATTGAGAGTTTTTAATTTTTCTAAATGAGATTCTAAAGTTCCTATAGTAGCTCGTTTCATAGGATACTCTTTTATTATTAAATTCTTTTTAAGAGCATTAAGTTTTTCTTCAATTACATCTTTATTATATTTTAAATCGTTAAAGTTTATACCAGTTAATAAAGAATCATATCTTTTTCCCGTTGTACATTCATCTAATTCTAATGTATAGTGAACTACTGTTTTGTCACTTAAGAGAGCAGCCATTCCTATTGCTGATAATAACCAGGATTTTCCGTTTCCTGTCGAGCCCAGAATTATTCCTAATTCTCCATTTCCCAATCCACCTTGCATTAAATCATTTATGACAGACCACCCTGTAGGAATTGGGTTTCTATGAATATCTGTATATCGTTCTTCTAATTGAGTTTTATAATCATGACCAATATTAGTTTCTTGTCCTGCCATTAAAGCTTCACTAATAATATTTTTAATATTATCATATTTATTAGCTTTCAATAAATCTATTGATTGTTCTATAGCATTTTTTAATGCTTGATTTTTACAAAATTCTAAAGTTTTTTCTTGTATAAAATCTAAATCAGATGCATCTAAATTTTTATATATATCTCTTAAGTTTATTTTAGATTCTTCAAATAATTCTTTATCGTCAAGACTTTTTAAATTAATAGCAATTACATCTAATGTAGGACTTGTTTTGTATTTTGAATAATATGATTTTATAAATTTTACTAAATACTTTAAAGAATAAGAATCAAAATTGCTTTCGTGTATAATGTCATCAATTTGCTTTAAAAATAAGGGACTCTTTATTAAAGAAGTGATCAATTTTATTTGAAAAGTATAACCATAGTTAAACGTATCTTGCATGTTATTGCCTATTCAATTTTGAAAAATGTTCTAATTTAAAAAAAGTTTCTGATAACCAACTATCTGGATTTTTAAAATTTCCAAATGCTGTTCTGTCTTGATATAAACATGTATACAATTGTGATCTATCTAATGAATTAATTGGTGCATCTAATTGAACGTCTAATAGTGCTATAGTACTACTTTTAATTATTGGTACATGTAACTGAATTAATTGTACATTTAGTTTTAATTTTTCTTTTTCTTCTAAAATATGTTCATACAATTTATAATTATATAGTTTTTTCCCTTTTTTATCTTTTTGTTCAAATTTTTTTGAAACATATTCTATAATATCATCTACAGTTATTTTTTTATCACCAAATAAAATAGGAACTCTTTTATTTAAAGTCTTATATCCTGCTCCTTTTATTCCTTTAATATTATCAGAATTATCTCCTATCAAGCTTTTATATATATGAAAATTTTCAGCTAATATATTAAAATCTTCTTTTAATCTATTTTTATCATAAAAAACTTTTGAGGTGGGATTATATACTATTACTCTATCACTAATTAATTGAAGGTAATCTTTATCAGTTGACATTATATAACATTTACTATCTTCACCAAAAGAATTATTAGCATAATAAGCAATTGCATCATCTGCTTCAATATTTTTTACAATGGTGCTTTGAACTGGGAAACAACTTAAGTATTTTACTAAACGTTTTATTTGAAATGTTTTTGCTTTGTCTTCATCTTCTTTAGTAATATACATATTGTTATTTAATATTCGAGGAGCAGTAGCTTTTCGATTTTTGTAATCTGGATACATTTCTCTTCTACGAACACTACCACCAGGGCCATCAAAAACTATAACAACTCTAGTAGGATCAATTAATTTAATTGCATATCCTAAAGTATAAAAAAATCCTATGATTCCACCAACATGAACACCATTATCATTTAACAGTGGATTAGTTACAAATGCTCTTATAAAAGAATTAAGACCATCAACAACTAATACTTTACTATTTAAATGGAGATTTGTTTCTTTTTTTGGTAGTTCACTTAAAATTTTTCTTAATTTTTTGTAATCTACCATAGTTATTCTTCATTTGGAACTACTTCATCAGTTTTTATAATCTGATCTTCTTCTAAATTTTCAGATTTATATTTATGTATCATTGAATCACATAACTTATCATATAATTCTTTTTTAAGTTCGGGAACTTGAAGAAATTTTTCATCAAAATCTTTTTTCTTAAATTTAATTTCTTCACCATTATCTGTAATATATAGATACATTATTTTTGTTTCTTTTTCTACGATGCCATAATCAATTAAAAATTCTAACCAACTTGAAGCATCATCAATTCCTTTATCAAAATATATATCAAATTTAGCAGTTCTAAGTGGGGGGCCTACTCTATTTTTTACAACTTGTGCTTTAGTTTCCATTCCAATAGTTTGTTCAACATCATTTACTATTCCCTTTATTCGTCCAGCTGCTTTAAGTCTTATTCGTACACTAGAGTGAAAACCTAATGCCTTACCGCCGCTGGTAGTATGTGGATCCCCAAAACTTATACCAAGCTTTGTTCTTAATTGATTGTCAAAAACTAATAAGATTTTTTCTTTACCAATCATATTAGTAATTTTTCTCATTGCACGAGAAATAATTATAGCTTTATCTGTAGCCCAACCTTCTTTATCATAATCGCCTGCAATCTCTTTTTTTGTTGAAACACCCATAATAGTATCAACTACAATCGTAACTATTTTATCTTTATCAGATTCACGAACTTTTTTAATTAACCTTTCAATAGTTTCAAATACATCTTCAATTGTTTCTATTTGAAGATACAACATTTTACTAAGATCAACTCCAATTGCAGTAACAAATTGTCTATCTAAAGCACTTTCAGTATCTATATAAATACCAATTCCACCCTTTTTTTGTGTTTCTTTAATAATATGAGCAGAAAGAGCAGACTTACCAGAAGCTTCTAAGCCCATTATTTCTACAATTTTACCAACTGGAAGACCACCATTTGGTCGATTTGAAATTCTAATATCTAACATAGATGAACCCGTTGAAACCCAATCAACAACATCAGTTGCTGCAAAAGTTTCATCATTTAAAAAATGAGCAGTAATAATAGGTTCATCTTTTTTTCTCTTTATATTATTTATTTCATCATAAAGCTCATTAGCAATATTTTCAACTTGATCGATTTTCTTTTCTTTTGCCATGATTTATTTTTCGTTAAACATAGCATCAAATTCTGCATCAATATCGCTTACTGGCTTATCTTCTTTCTTTTCTTTATTTTTAGAAGTAGTAGAAAAATCTTTCATTAAATCACTGTAGTCTTTATCATTACCTTTTTTCATTCCAGGTATATTATCACCTAAGCTAGTTTTTTCTTCTTTTTTTTCAATTTTGTCTACATCAAAACTTGAACTATCATCTGCTTTTTCTTCTGGATTCAGATAATTTTCAAGTGCTTCTTTTAAAGTATCATAAGATACTTTTTCATAAACAGCACTAAAAAAATCTTCTTGTTTAAGCATTATTTCTTTTAACATTACTTTATCACTAAGAGCTACTGTTTGATTTGGTTTAACCCTAGTTGTAATTGTACCATATTTATTTTGTTCATCAGGTAATGTTTTAGTAACAACTACATCTCTTCCAGTTCCAAGACTCGTTATATCACCATAATCTGGATCAGCAATAGTACTAAGAAGTTCTTGATAAACTGCTCTTGAGAATCCCCAAAATTTTACTCCTTCATCTTCATTTCCACGTACAAGAACCGGAGCATAAACTCTAAATTTTGGAAATAATTTACCAGCAAATTTGTAATTATCTTTATCTCCAGATTCTTTTAATTTATTACAAAATTCTATAACTGGATCAGAATCACCAAAAGTATGCGGTGATAAGTATTGACGCTTACCAAGATTATAATGAATATACGTTTCTATAAAAGGAAACTTTTTATCCTTATTGTGCATATAAGGAACTATTCTTATAAGATTATCTCCTTCTTCTGGCTTCCAAGAAGACTTTGAAGAAGATTTAGAGCGTTTTTTCATTTCTTCTAAACGCTTTTTAACATGATCAAGATTGATTTGTGTTGACATTTGTAACCTCCGTTTTTAATTATTAATTATTTTGTTCAAGACTTATTTCATTTACAACTTTTGCTATATCTTTATTAAGTTTTATAAGAGTATTATAAAGATCATTAATAGCTTCTTTTTTAGTTTTACCATTTCCGTATATGCTAATTGCATAACGAGAAACTACCTCACTATCGTTGAAAACTCTAGATGCTACCCATAAATTTTTAAATTTCCAAGTTTGGATTATCTTCATAACTTTTTACCTTTCTATATATAAATAT